TTCTATCACCATGATAGGAGGATATTGTTATGAAAAGTTTACTTAAAATAATGCTGGCTGTATTGCTGGCAACCTGGATCGTTCCGGCTATCATGGCGGCTGATGGCAATTTTACTGGTTATCCGGATGGTCAGTATATTTGGATTGCGAATCCAGAGTTAAGGATCCGGGACCAGGGGCAGATAGGATGGGGGGATGGAACCAGGACAGCTCCGGATGCTACATTTAGTTATGACAGCGTGACCGGCCGGGTGTCCCTTATCGGGGCGACCTTTATGGCCCAGAGTGGTCAGGTGAGCGCGTCCGGCAATACAGGGTTGACCGAGAACGTTGCCAATGGGTCCGCCGGGACGTTCGTGATTGAGGGGGGTTTGATTGTAAATTATACAACTCCGAGTCCAACTCCTTCTCCCACCCCGACCGCCGCACCGACAGCGACCGCAGCCCCGCCGACCCCGACCCCGTCTCCATAAATTAAATGAAAGTATTAGTTCACAAAGTAAATTATTGTCGGAGAAGTATAGCTCCCCCGGTAGAGATGACGGCGGAGAGCATCCCGGCACTGGCCGAGAAGTTGCGAGGGGAGTATGAAGGCCAGTACATTATGATTGAACTTGAAGGTGCTTATAAGAAGCTCTACCGGGTCATGAGCGATCTAAAGCTAAAACTAATCTAATGGCAGGAGTGGGAATAAAGGGGGGTAACCCCCTCTCCTCTATCCCCCTCCCCTCCTGCCAAACCGGAGGAGAATAATGAAAAAGGGTTATAGTAATAAAATGGCATTCACTCAGTCTAAATCCGATGAGAAGAAAAACAAGGACCGGCCGGAGGCGATCAAGGTTCAGGCCGGGAAAGCGAAAATTAAGGGGGGGAGATAATCCTCTCCTTTTTTTACTTGGGAATAATATGGCTAACGGCGTAAAAATTATCTCAGAAGACGACTTCGCAAACACCGACCCGGATACATCTCGCCGGTGGACTCACCGAATGCTTACCGAGATATACGACCAGAACAAGCTCGGTGAGGATGTTCACTGCCAGATCATAGACAAGCTGGATGCCTCTATCCGCTCCCACAACAACTGCCCCGGACGTAACTACCGCCCAGTAGTAGATAAGATCATAGTAGGCACAATGGGGCTGTTAGGCGGGATGATAGCGGTATTTATAGCATTAAAGACCAAGATACTCGCAATGGCAGATCATATCCAATGACAATACCAGACTATAGGAACGTGCATAAAACGCACAATACCGGACCTACGAGCGACTGGGTATGTGATTACTGCCAGGTGCCTCTGACCGATAAAAATAGATCCACTATATCTACCCGGGTCGTTTGCCTCGAATTTGCTATCTACCAAATCTGCAAAACATGTCGAAAGAGATTCTTCGGCATTATAGATAACGCTTTAATGCTTAAATATGCCTATCGAATAGCACAAAGTATAAGGGATAAGCAATATGACAAAAAGTAAAGCCCCCCCCATAACTATCGGTATGGTTCTGATTCTTTTCACAGCATTATCCCTGTTATTTGCCTACTCCTGCGAGTGTCCTGCCCAGACCCCGACTCCACAACCGACCCCGGCTGATGGCTCAACCGGAGAGGAATATTACGAGTATATCCTTGAGCAGCCGGATTGCGAGAACTGGGTTGAGACTAATTACGATCCAATAGAAACACGCAATGGTGAATGTATTATGGCGAAGGATGAGATATATCAGTCCGTACAAGCTGGTCTTGCGGTCATATGTACCCACGGATATATTAATCATTATTATGGGGATGGGAGCGGTGATATTAGAGGACTATGGCATCAAGGGTATATCGGTATTGAGGGAACAGAAGTAGCTTTCCGGCTGATGGACTTGTTTATCTCTAATGCTTGGGCGAAGAGCAACGAGTGGAAGTATGTCAAGGCAATCAAGAAACTATCCAAGTTACAGCAAAAACCAGCCAAGCCGAAGAAAGTCAAGTGGAAGAAGTCAAGCGGATTAAAAGAGAAGAAACAGGCTTTCGAGGGGGTGGCGGGTGAATAAGTTCCTAAATGTAATTTCCCTTCTGATTGCCCTGATGGTGATTGTGCCTCTTGCTGTGGCTACCACTTATTATGTTGATGGCCTAAACGGCGACAACGGAAATACAGGACTTAGTTCTGACGGTACGGCGTGGGCAACGATAGACTATGCCACTAATACCATAACTGTAGGTGATACTTGCTGGATTCGGCTTACGGCTTATTCTGAATATGTACAAATATATACCTCATCTGACAGTGGGACAAGCTGGACAGAGGGGAGCTTCATCGCTTTATATGGGGACACCAATGGTGTAGTTTGGAGTGATTCTACTGACCCGGAAGGGCCGGTAATCAATGCGGCAGGTAGGGCTGGTTTACTTATTTATCAAAGTTATTGGGATATTTCTGGATTAAAAGTAGTCGGAGGAACGATTGATTGCATAGAATTTGGTAATTGTAATAATGTTAAACTATCTGACTTTACTGCTCATTCCGCAACAGGAACAAACTATGGAAATATAAGGTTTTATCAGTCCCATGACATAACAGTATCTAACGGAAAAATAGCACATGGAGATGGTGATGGGATTCTTATCGGGGATTTCGGTGGAGTCAACTATAATATTACAATAGATAATTGCGAAGTTTGGGATATGCCATGGGACAAAAAAGGCATAAACATGGACCACACCACAGATTACTCTGTAACGATACAGGATTGTTCTATTCACGATGGAGATAATTACGGAGTTTTACTGAGAGGGGATGATATCCACCTACTTCGTAGTGAGATATACAATTTCACTACTTTTTATGGCGTTGTATTAGATACCCCCGATGAAGTTGCAGGATCAAATTCCGTTGTATCTAATGTTATCTATAATTGCAATTATGGAATTATTACTTCTACAAAATCAATTTGTTCAATTCTCAATAACTCTATTTATGGTATCACTAAATACGGGATATACAGCCAAAACATAATTGATGAATTAATCATAAAGAACAACATCATAGAAGATGCAGGACGGGGATTCACGACACTCACGGATGTAGTGGATTTGACGAACAACTGTATGTGGGATATCTCTGGGGCAACCTATTTCGGATGCGAGACAGGGACAGATGATATATTTGCCGATCCCAACTTTACTTCTGCCACTGAACTTACTCGTACTACCCCTGATCCATGCTGGCAAGCTGGGACAGACGTTGGAACGGTACTCGACTTCAATAGCCAGACATTCCCAGACCCTCCGGCAATAGGGGCATACTATGGGCCGGAGCCGACTGCATCACCATTCCCGGTTGATTCTCCTCCACCGACGCCCTATTTCCCTACACCGACCCGGACCCCAACGACTCCCACTCCGAGCCCGAGTCCGACATCGGCATTAACTCCGACACCACAACCCACGCCGACAAGCGCGTTGACCCCGACTCCCCCACCAACGGTGACCCCGACTCCGAGAGTAATCACGCCTACTCCATCGCCATCTCCGACAAGCGCATTAACTCCAACTCCCAGCCCCAGCCCCAGTCCGGCAGATTTTAAGTATTGGCTAACATCCGGGGTAGGAATTACCAGGACAGTTTATTTTCATTGGACCGGCGGTGGAAGTTCTCCGTGGGGACCGTATGATATTACGACCACTCCGGCCTATTTGCATGACCGGCCTGAAACCGGAGGGTACTTTCTGTCTATGGTAGATGGGGTTCCGGGACCGTGGAAAACCAGACCGGAAAGGACGATGCTTGAATTTTGGTCGCCTCCAACTCCGACACCCACACCGAGCGTTACGCCTACACCATCCACCACGCCTACCCCGAGCGTTACACCTACTATGACGCCGTCTCCGTCTCCAACTTCCGGGCCGGTATCAACACCGATAGCTGATATTTATAATGGGTTCGATGACTTCGATATTGGGGTGAGAAAAAGCGGCTGGACGTTCAGTGGGATAGGAAACGCAGACGTTTACATCCACGAATATTATTACGGCCTGAACCGGCCGGGATTACAACTGGCGGATGATGGGGATTACTTTACTTCGGAGGCCCTGGTGGGAGTAGACAGAGAGCTGGGTTATTGGATGAGAGGGAGCGGCACAGGATCGGATAGCTATTTGAGTATCGATGGGAGAGTATATTTCGACCCGTATTATTATTGGTCAAATATTCAAGAGGTTAAGCCATTGCCGCAGGTGGAGACAAGCACAAGCGGGATCGAGATAATGGATGATGTCCTGTCGTTAAGATTTACCTATCACAAAACTACCGGGGAACTGGCATTGGATGATTTTCTGTATAATGCAATAACTCCGACTGTAACCCCGACGCCGGTGGGGTACTTGACACCCACCCCGACGCCGGTGGGATATCATACGCCGACACCTACAATCACCCCGGTCCCGTCACCTTCGGTCGCTCCGACTCCATCGCCGACGCCGGAGGATCAAATGTATAGTATTATTGTTTTACCATTCCAATTCAAGGGCACTCTTATAATTGCCGACTAGGAGATTAGATATGAAAGATCAAGTTATGTTATGCGCTTTAATTATGGGGATAATCCTCGGAGCCGTGGGGGGCGTTCTGGTAGGTTTAGCATTCGGGGAGGCGTTGATATTCTCACCGGGAGAGGAGAAGAACGTCTGGATACAGGTAGAAGAGAGAGAAGGCGGATCGTTTACAATAGACACCGCTACAAGCTGGATCGAGATGAGCGACGGGACAAGCTATGTGGCGGAGACTAGTGCGGTAATTAGCGGCAGCCGGGTATACGCCCCGGTAGACGGAAGCAGCTGGACCACGGGCAGCGAGTATCATTTATTCATCCATTACGGGACGGATAAGACGAACGAGGTTTATATCAATGGGATACAGATACAAGTTGAGGAGGATTTCGAATGAGTTTAATAACGGTAGCAGAGATGGCGTCGTATCTTGAGTGTGAAACAGATGATGCTTTTATGCTGTTGATTCAGGACCCGACGGAAGATTGGTTCGACCAACAGGTCAATAGGGCGTTAGGCGAAACGGATTATACTTTAGAGCGATATGACGGCACGGGAGATAGCTGGCTGGAGCTTCGTAATTACCCAGTAACAGCGGTGACCAGGTTAAGCATGGGAGTTCGGGACGGGTTGTGGGTTAAGAATGGCAATACTGATTTAACCCTAGCCAGTGCGTCGATTACCGGAAGCAATCTGGTTCTAACCTCTTCGGGCGGCGCAGATCCCCATAGCGCGACTATTGCGATCGGGGCCGAGACACTAGCAACGCTGGCGGCTCTGGTGATAGCAGAGGGACACGGATGGACGGCGGGGGTGAGTGATTCGGCTAACGATGACATCCTGGCAACGGAGATGTTTGACCGGCTGGGGGGTAATGCTAATAATAATAAGTGTGAGTTTGATATGCCGGATTCCCCATCGGAGGAGAAGTTTGAGATTGACGGAGAGGGGAGCATAAAGCTGAGGGACGGAGTATTTTGTATGGGGACAAATAATATCTCGGTCACTTATAAAGCGGGGTACACGACTACAACGGTGCCGGGATACCTGAAGCTGGCTATCTTAAAAATGACGAAGGTATTTTATGAGATGGTCGATCAGAATATGGAGAACTTTAAGAGCTTTAAGGCAGGAGATGTTTCGAGGGTATTAAAAGATGACCAGGTGCCGAAATTCGTACAGGGTGTAATTGCGATGATGCGGAGGCAATCTTTATAATGGGAGTGCCGGGCAAAAAGACAAGTATCACCTTTCAAACCGTGGCGACATCTTCGGACGGAGCGGGCGGCCAGATCGAAGCGGCTCCGGTATTATATGATACGATCCGGGGGGTATGGTCAACGCTGAGCCGGTACGAGAGATTGATAGTAGGCGCTCCGGGGGAGGCGGCAGAGTTTATCGCATACTTGAAATATAATGCAACTACCGCCGGAATAACGACGAAGATGGAGGCAGTGGTGGGATCGGATAGGTACGAGATTATGGATATAGATAATCCGGGGAACCTTAACGATCATTTAGAGATCGGTTGCCGAAGGAAAATCACTTGAAAAGATTAGCAGTAATATCAGCTTATAACGAGATCGATTTTATAAGCGGCGCGATTAAAAGCGTGAGAGGATGGGCGGATAGGATAATTGTAGTGGATGGGGCATGGACGGGATTCCCGCTAATCAATAATGATTTCAAGAGCACGGATGGAACGATTGAGGAGGCCAGAAGATGGGGGGCCGAAGTCATAATACCGAAGAGAGTTTGGATTAATCAAGTAGAAAAAAGGAACGTATATTTATTGGCAGAGGATCCGGAAGATTGGTATTTGATTCTTGACGCTGATGAGCGACTGGCAGGTTGGCCGGAATATCCGTTATGGGGCCGGGCATACAATATCATAATCATTGGCAACCGGATGAACCCGAGAGCGTATAGTATTGGACTTAGGTTGGTACGCAATACGATCGGTTTGCATTATGAGATGGTGCATAATTATCTTGTTGATAATAACGGAGTAGTGGAGTCCGGGGGTACGATAAAGGATTGTATTATTCAACATCTATCTTATCTCCGAAGCGGAGAAAGAAATAAACTAAAAGATATCTACTCAAATATTCAGTGGGATGAAGAGATATCACGGAGGAGAGAACTTGGAATTGCCTGAAAAAATTAGAATAGAGTTCAAGCCGTCAGCGGAGATGGATAGTTACCGGGGGCAAGGTATCGATACCAGGGAAGGGCAGCTGATTTGGACGGTAGAGTGGCGAGTGGGGGTAAGGCTAATAAAGCAATGGCCGGGAAAATGGAGAAAGGCAACAGAGAAACAGTCAGGCAAACGGCTAGTAACGGCAGTAATGCCAACGACAAAAGGCCGGGAGAAGATGGCCTTACATGCGATTGAGTGTTTCTTGCGCCAGGAATGGGAGAACAAGGAACTGGTAATTGTGAACGAAGGCGATGCCTTTTTAATGAAACAGTCTAACCCGATAGTAAGGGAGGTTCTGGTGGAGAGGGGCCGGAACAATGGCTGGATGCGAAATATCGGGGATCGGCTGGCGGACGGGGATTATATTATCCGGTGGGATGATGATGATATCCACCACCCCGGCAGGATCCGGGCGCAGATGAACGCGGTCGAAACGATCGGAGCGGTAGCAACGTCTTTAAAATATCGGATACATTATTTTATAGATACTGATCAAGCATATATATTCTCTTGTAAGGGGGAGGGATTAATACTCTATAAAAATGAGGGGCATAGATACTTCGAGGAAAATGAAGAGCTGGGCGGTACGGATGGCGCGTTTTACGGAGAATACGCCGGGGAGGTATGTACTAAAGATAACTGGCCGGGATTATATATCAGGATTTACCACGGGACTAATATTTGCTCAAGAGATCATATCGCGAAACGGATGCCGAAGGATTTAAAGAAAGGAGAATGGAGACTGGCGGGGCCGTGGAACGAAAAAGGATTGAAGATATACTTGAAGAGTGCTGTAGATAATTTCAAAAAGGCCATAAAATAATTATGGTCTAACCGAAAAAAGGAGAAGAGGTAAATGAAAAAGGTGGCGATATTATTGCCGACAATGAAAAAGTTTGTCATGACCCTGCCGGATACCCTGAAGCAGCTGGATAAAAAAACAGTATATCCAGAGGTGGGGGTGTTCGTGTTTTATGACGCGGACCCGGTGGGATTCAGGAATCTTGACTCATCGGAATATAAGATGAGCGTGGCAGGAATTACTAGCGATCGGATCGTCGAGAGGGTAGGGGCAATAAATAAATTGTATGAGGGGCTGGATAGCAAGGCTGATTTATATTTGACCTGGATGCCGGATGCTGATCCGTGGGAGAAAGGTTGGCTGACTAAGGCGGTGGACTTGTTTGATGATAAGTTCGGGCGCGGAGCGGGTTTGCTTGAGTTGAGAGGGGAGATAATAATGTTTAACAAAAAATTCATCCGGGTAATGGACCTGCCGGAGAATACCTGCGTCCCCCCGAATTATATCCGGTACAACTGGGACAAAGAATTGATTGACCGGGCGAAGATTATGGAGATTTACGCGAAGGGGAAGGGACCCCGGAGAAAGCCGGAAGAGATCAGTCAAATCCGTGATACTCATATCCGGGTTAATGACAATGTCGTATTCAACCGGCGGGAACGGAACTGGCTTATGGCGGAGGCTACCAATAATGAATAACACGCTGGCAATACTGATACCGACCCGACATCGACCAGAGATATTGAAACAATGCCTGGCTGACTTGAAGTGGCGGGTAGCATATAGACCGGTAATGGTTTATCTGGTATTTGACGGAGACTGGGAAGGGTATAAGGATTTTGATCAGCAGATATTCAATCAGAGCTTTGCCGGTCAGATATTTCATATCGAACACTCGGAATATATAGAGGCAATCAATGATATGGCAAAGCTGGCTTATGCCGCCGGGCATAAATATTTCCTACCGTGGAGCGATGATAGTTTCTTAAAGGGGGAAAGACCGCTAAGGAAGGCGATAGACGCGCTACGGGTGGCTGAGGGGCCGGGCAACCCCGTTGTTATGGCGATGAACAATCCTTACTGGGGAGATCGGCTGGGGACTCATGCAATACTTAACCGGGCGATGGTGGATTATCTGGATTACGGCAATGGCGAGATATTCTATCCGAGGTACAGGCACTATGGCGGGGATAATGAGCTGACGGCTCGGGCGAAGAGGGGAGGTTATTTTCATTTCATCGAAGAGGTGGGGATAGAACATCCACCGCCGACAGAGACGCAGGGCAATCCGTCGATGGTGCATAAGGACCATGATGGAAAACTATGGAGGGAGAGAAAGAGAGCGATAGATGCCGGCGCAGTCTAAAGTTAAAGTAATATGGAAGGGTGAAGATTTTAAACGAGCTTTGCACTTCGATATGAAAAAGAAGATGGAATTGTGCTGCCGCAAGATTGAAGCTGATATCAAGATATCAATATCAGGCCCGCCGAACACGGTCAATTATCAAAGTTCGATGGTAGGGACGCGATCCGGGGCACTAAGGGCAAGTATCACGAGTAACTGGACGGGAGGGGGATCGGGATCACCGCCGGGAGCAAAGGCAAAGGCGCGAGGGGCGACAAGCATACCGGATCCAGGGGGGACAGTTACAGAGGTTCGGGGGGTAGTCGGGACTAACCTGGTATATGGTCCGTTACACGAGTTCGGGGATACGATTACCCCGAAAAAAAGAAAGTGGTTAACAATACCGTTCCCAAAGGAATGGGGTGGTGGTGCAATGACAGGTCTCAGTGTGGGACGGGGATCGGCCAGGGAGTTTAAAGATACATACATACATAATAATATTATATTTGCCTCACCTAAAGGCAGGGCGAAACCAGTACCGCTGTTTATTTTGAAGAAGAGCGTAACAATTAAACCCAGGCCATTCATCCGCCCGGCAATAGACAGAAATGCCTCAAATGTCAGAAGAGTATTTTTGGAGTTAAAGAAATGACAGTATTAGATGACAATGCAGTGGCAACGGGGATCTACTCGAAGCTGACCACGGGGACGGAGGGGGTCGCCCTGATGGTTTTACTGACCGCCATATACCGGGATGAGATACCGGAGGGGGCTGTGCTTGATTATGTAAGATTTTTCAAGGTAAGCGAAGCAAGTCAGAATACCTTCTCAAATAAGTATTGGCCTTTAAAATTTCAGTTTGATATCTATGGCAAAAAAATAATCGGAGAGTCGGCGTCCCATAAGGCGTCGAGAATAAAGAAAGCATTAACCACCGCGATGGAAAGTAACAGCGCGGTGTTGACAATAGCAGGATTCAATTCGGTGTGTTGCCGATTCGATTTTGCCTCGGGGGACTATTCATGGGAGGAAGGTGTGAAGAGGATTATTGTGCAATACTCAATTTTAGTTGGGGAAGGATAACTTTCCCCTTGCATAATACCAGGAGGTAATTATGAGCACGAGTGCAATTTGTGGAGAAAATGGAAGTGTGGCAGTCGGGACCCTTGACGTCGCCGAAATCTCGAACTTTGAGATCAATATCAGCAGGACGCCGGTGGACGTCCCTAAGTATGGTACTACCAGAGATAAGTTACTCTGCGGCCCGTATGAATGGGATGGTAGTTTCAGCGGCAACTGGTACATGACCACTACCAATCAGCAAAAAGCGTTGCAAGACGCGCTGACTGGCGGGACTACCGTAACGCTGTTTGGTTACGTTGACGCGACTAAATGCTACACCGGAACCGTTTATATCACGGCGGTAAACGTGAGTGTTCCCTACGACGGATTGGTCTCTGTGACCTTTAACTACGTCGGGACCGGGGTGCTTACTACTACCCTGGCGTAAACAGGAGCTCCAGACATAATGGAACATTACGGTAAATTTGTTGGTATCTTTTTTGAGGGTCGGCAGATAGGCGCCGGAAGACGCTGGAAGCTGACCCGGATACCAATGTCTGAGCCGGATAGCGAAAGGCCCGTGTCATCTAATAACCCGAACATGATTATTATGAAGGGATGGGTGGCACGGGTCTTAAGTTATCATTTAGATGAGAAAGTCAAAGGGCGGGAGTTAGAGTTTAGATTCGCCAATCAGTTTATGTATTTTAAAACGCTGGGAAAGATCCTGGCAGATATCAAGGTGGGGGGAAACATTGGAGAGGAACTAAAAATGGAAGGCAGCGCGCCGGTGGCAGCGGTCTTCGTCGAATAAGGAGAGAGAAGATGACAGAAGAGAAAAAGAATTTGGACACGATGACGGCGCAGCCGCTGGTCGTGGAGATAGAGGGGAGAGAGTTAGAGTTCACGAGATTATCGCTTGATGATTTCGGGGCGTTGGAAATGAAGATCAAGCAGACGCTAGCAGAAAGCACAGCGGCTGTGATGAAGGGGATCAGTGAGCCTCGTGCGGAGATAATGAAAGAGATCAATACGATCCTTACCGGGGACGTAACCCCGAAGGAATGGACCCAGGCTCTGAAATCCCCGGAGAATCAGGCGTATCTACTTTATCGGAGTGTGGCCAGGAAGCATCCGGATATTACAAAGGATGAGTTTTTCACGATGCTCCCGGTGAGTCAGCTGAAAGAGCTTATGACCAAGCTAATCCAGCTGGATAACCAGGGCAAGAAGAAAGCAAAAAACTCCCCAGGGGCCTTCGGGGGGAAGGTTCCGGCAAAGAAAAAGAAATAGGGGATTGGTCGTATTGGTATGCGCTGTTTGCTCACTTTTATAATCTGAAACCAGAGGAGGTTAAACGATTATCATGGGGGCAATTTAACGGGTACGCGTCGCAGATTGATACGATAATAAAATTGGATCATCCAGAATTAAAGTTCAAAAACAAACTACCGAGAGGGGGTGGTAATACAGGCAAAAAAGATATACTAGAAATAGCGGAGATAAAAACCTATGGCCTTTAACGTCGGTGGAATATATTTAGATATCAAGGCGGATGCCAGGCAGGTGATCCAGTCTCTTGACAAGCTCCACAAGAAAGTTACGGTCGGGGCAAAGGAAATGTCCTCGGCCTATAATGCAGTAGCGTCCTCCATGTCCGGTATCAGCAGAACCGGGCGGAGGGCGCTTCTTGCTATTACGGGGGCTGTAACGGCGGCGACTTATGCCTCCGCTAAATATGAGAAGCAGCTAGCCCAGGTCAGTACGATGCTATCCGGGGAGGGGATGGATTCGATGGAGGCGTACAAGGCCCAGATCCTTGACTTAGGGGTAGCTATGGGTGAGAGTACCGGGACATTATCCAAAGGATTGTATGACATACTATCCGCAAGTGTAGCACCGACGGAGGCGTTAGGGGTTCTGGAAGTTTCGGCCAAAGCGGCAGCGGCAGGGCTGACGGATACCGGCACGGCGGCGGACGCTGTTACTACGATCATGAATTCTTACGGGATGGCTGCCGCTGATGCAACGGTTATCTCTGATAAGCTGTTCGCCACGGTTTATCGGGGGAAAACTGATTTTGCGCAACTGGCTCCAGCTATAGGTATGGTGGCTTCTACCGCGGCGCAGTCTGGACTTAGTCTTGATGAATTGTCGGGGGCGTTGTCAACGGCAACCAGGAACGGTGTTAAAACACGGGTAGCGATCACCGGGGTAAACTCGATGATGATGAGTTTTCTGAAGCCGACGGAAGATGCAAAGGTCGCGGCCAGGGAATTAGGCTTTGAGCTAAATACACAGACACTCAAGACCATTGGATTGGCCGGAGTGATTGATATATTATCCGGGGCGACGAAAGAGCAAGTCGCCAGTGTCATAACCAACCGCCGGGCTCTAAAAGTACTTATGCCGATACTCGGTGATGTAGATGGATTCTATGAGGATATCGCGCTATCAGCCGGATCCGCTGGGGCAGCTCAAGCGGCGTTCGAGAAGCAGACGGGGACACTGGCTTTTCAGATGGGGCAATTAACGCAGGCGGGATTTAAGTTATTGGTGGGGCTGGGGGATATCTTCAATGAAGCGATACAGGGGAGCGGGGTAGTCGCTGGATTGACAGATATGCTATCCGGGTTGGGAGAGACGTTCAGTGATCTTGGGGGGACGGGCAAGACATTCGTGATTGTTATTACCGGCATTGCGGCGGCGGTAGCGGCTTTGATGGCAATAATACCGACGTTGCTGGCATTGCTGGCGGCGGCGAGGGCGGCAGTAGCAATGCTCGGGACACAAGTTGCGATAGCTACCGGGGGGATATCTTTATTGGTCGCGGCAATAGTGGCCGGGGGATTAATCTTTGCTTTATCCGGTGCGGTCACTGAAAGCAAAAAAGCCTCGTCAGCAATAAATGAACTGAGCGGCGCGCTAAACTCCCAGATGGCGGTGATTGACGCGGTAACGAAGAAGCACCAGGGTCTCAAAAAACTACTCAGCGCATACGACAAGTTGGTTGAGAGAGAGAAAAAAGCGGTTGCGGCCGGGAAGAGCGTTACAGCAATACAGGCTCAACAGCAGGTAGCACTAGTTAATCTGAGAAATGCAACCGACACCCTGTCAGTGGCATATAATACGCTTACGGGCAAATACGAATTAAACCGGGCGGAGGTAGATAAACAGATAGGTAAAAATAATGAGTTGGCCGTCAGTGAGATAGATACAGCACTGGTAATAATACGAGCGAAGAAATCGGTTACTGACGAAGAGGTTGATGCACTAAAGGAATCCACGAAAGCAGCCGAAGTCAGAATGGCCGAGCTAACAGAGATAAGCAGAATAGACGAAGAGAACGCAAAGCTAAAGAAAAAGTATCTTGCCGAAGTAGCCAGGGCAGAGAAAGAGGGAACCGAGAGTACTTTAAGGGATGCAAGGATTAAACTCCAAGCGGTAGAGTACGCAATAATATGGGGAAAGAAGTGGGATGAAGAGGCAAAGGCGGAGCAGATTGAGTTAATAAAACTCCATTCGACGAATATAGCTATAATAACAACGTATAATAATCTCAAAGCCGAAGAGATAGAGTATCAAAAATTATCGAATGACGCTCACGCCAAAGGTGCAGGCGAGAAAGAGAAAGAGAATGAGGAGATAGCCAAGGGCGAAGCAATACAAGCCAGTGTACTAAAGATAGCCAGGGAGAATGTCCAGGTCCGGGAACTATTAAACTCGATGGGGTGGGATATCGCCCCGCCTCCAGAGGATATTGATGTTGCAAAAAAGTCAGTAGCTGATTTAGAGGCCGCAGTGGAATCAATGGCGGATACGGCGGAAGAGGGTGGGGATAGATGGTTATCTACATTGACCCGGTTGGGTGTTGCCTATGGTGTGTTAGCGGATGAGGAGAAGGTACTAGCCGACGAAAGGGAAAAAGCATACGATGAAGCAAGCGATACGGTAGAGACATATTACGATGACCTCCGGAGTAATAGCGACTGGACAACGGATGCGGTAGTTGCAGACATCCAGGCCAGAATGGATAAGTTAAAAGAGGAGGGCAAAGAAGGCGGGGCGGTATATGAAGCACTATCTGCGAAGATCATTATTGAGACGAAGAAGCAAGGCGCTGCATATACAAAGATATGGGATGGGGTTGTTCAGGATATAAACTCGGCAATGTCGGATTCTATCGCCGATATGATAAAGGGGAATAAGGATCTGGAAGAATCATTTAGGGATTTAGGGGACACGATTGTAGATTCCTTCATTGATGCCTTTGCACAGTCGATAGTTGAGAAATTAGGGTTCGATAAATTATTTTCTGCTAATATACTTGGTCTCGGAGATATGTTCTCAAGTGTATTTGCCGATGCCGCCACATCCGCAAGTGCTTCTATTGCATCAGTAGGGGCGTCCTCCACCGCCGCCATTGGAGCCGGGGCTACCGGAACGGCGGCTATTGGTACCGGAATTTCTGCTACTGGAACAGCGGGAGTTGGAACAAGTGCACCTGGAGCGGCGGCGGCTATTGGTGAATCCGCCGGAATATCACTTGGGCAAATCGCAACTTCTGTGTTGGTTGTTACTGCCGCTATTGATGGATTAATTCAGGGAACAGAGAAATTCAATCAGGGTCTTGACAATGGAATCGGAAGTGCCGAAGGGATGAAGGATGTAATGGTTGGCATGGGCACTATAATAAATCCTGTTGGAGCAAGGCTGGCTGAATCACTAAGCAAAGCACAACTTGAAGCATTGGGATTGGATGAAGGGTTGGCAAATATAGGGTCGAGAATGGCAGAATTTGCCGTTGCTGGATCGGTTATTCCAGTTCTCGGAACGGCACTTGGGGCAGTCGCCGGGGCGGCTTTTGGCTTAGCAGAAAATATCGGCTTGGTTGGACATGGAACTTCGGGAATGGAAAATTATGCAGACCGGCTACAGGATATAGTTGATGGTACTGACGATGCAGCGGGGGCGGTGGGGGAATTGAGATGGTTGATGATGGGTGAGAAATATATGGACGCCGGAGCAGGAGGATATCTCAGCGGTGTATTAGAAAAATCTTATGAAGAAAAAGAAGAATGGTTCAAATCATATGTAGAGGATCTTGGAATATATTCAGAAGAGCAGATGAACGAGATCCGGGATATGATGGGTCTGTATGAAACTGAAGCGGAAAGGGTCGCCGGGAGTATTCGGGCAATGAAGGAAGTTGCACTGTCTTCAATGATGGAATTGAATGATGGTATGTTCGATGCTGATTATGGAGAGTGGGTGCAACCATTCTCGGATGCGTATGATGCCGCCGTTGAAACTGGTGCAAATTTCAGAGATTTATACAAGGCGGACCTGGAATCCCAGACGGGTGCATTGGAGATGTCAGTTGAACAAATAGCGAGGGCAATGGATGACTTTGACAATGCAATGAATGAAGGTCGATTTGAAAATATAGGGCTGGATGTAGGTCAAACGGGTGATGAGGGAACACGGGAAGATTCACTGCTGGATAATTATAAAGTTGCCGGTGATGAGTTTGCGAAAGCCGGTGCAAAAATGACAGATGCGATGGCGGCCGGCACGGGTGAAATGCGCAAGTTGACTATAGGGGAGAGAGAGCAGAGCGGAGCAATACAACAAACGATATCGGATATATTAGGTTTGGGGGATGCCTCTCTACTAACAGAGGATGGGTTCAATAAGTTGCTTGCCGAATCAGATTCATTCGCGAATGTAATGGGTG